GGCGCAGTTTGGCAGTCTTGGTAGGGCATCAGCGGTGTGCGAATCACCTTACCGATTGTCGAGATCGTCACGGTGGGATACTTAAGGTTCTGGTTACCGTAAGGCCACTCCTCGAAGATCGTGAAGTCGGGCACAGCCGTGCTGAGGTACGCGTGGAGCGCAGAGATGCAGACATCGACGGGGTGAGGGCGTTTGCTACCGGACAAGCTTTAGCTCCTCACGAATGTTGTTGATGATCGTAGGGATCATACCTTCCATGATGTGCTTAGGCTGCATTCCCTGCTCGGAAATCTTTTTCTGCACGCCCTTTGCCAGTGCCCACACTTCGCTGGAGTAGTGCGGAGGCTCGCTAGGGTCTCTCAGCACGCGCTTGGCCCAAGCTAAAAGTGGGCCGATCGGAGGGGTAAATGGTCGCGCCCCATACTCGATCACTCCAGCATAGGGCGCGTAGTTCCCAAGGATCGCGCCGGTTTCAGTCGGCGTGAATCCCCAGGAAGCTGCATAGAGGCCCGTGTCCACAGGGCTCGCCGCGACGAGATCCGGGATGCTCCGCGCAATCCCACCGATCACGGCTTTACGCTTCTTCTCCAGCGATAGCTTGGCGAAGCCTTTCAGCTCCTTGGAAAAATCTTCAAGGTTCACGGTTCTCATATGACACCGAGAGCTTTGCGTGCGAGCGTGAGCACTTTATTGGCGACTTCAGCGCCCTTCTGCACGCCGCTCACTACAGAGGCACGGCCTTTCTTAGTTCCGGCAATGCCACCAACGTAGAGACCCCAGCCAAGAGCCTGGTTCGCAAGCTCCTGCACACCGACTTCTTTCGCCGCAGCTTTCTTATCCATCCCACGATGCGCAACGCTGCCTATGGTCGCGGCCGTCGCTGCGCCGCCCAGAGCTGCTGACGCAACTTCGCCCAGCAGCACACCCTTTTTACCGAACTGAAAACCAGCGGCCCCAACAATGCCAGAAGCAGCAGAGAGCCCAAAAGCCGCAGCTTTGAGCCCGGCGTGCGGGGTGGGCTGAGGTTTAGGCCGTGAGGGGGAAGGGCTGGCATGCGCGGTTCTACTCCCGCCCGTTGATGGGGCGTTTATCGGGATTACCCGGCCATTCTTTCTGATGAACCGAGTAGGCTCGCTCATTATCCCTCAGAGGAAAGCTTTGTTGCACTTCTTTTGATCAGGCCCGAGCTTCGACTGCGTATCGTCAGACAAGGCAGCCGCCGTGTCTTTGCTTCCCTGCACATCGACAATGTGGTTCTCGTTGGGAGAAACGAGCATCGAGGATGGAGACTTTCCGTGCTTTGGCTTCTTGTCTTTCATTTCTTCTTCCCTACGAGCTTTTTTCCAGCTCGACCAAAAAGGCTAGAGGCGTACGAAAACATCTCTTTCTTTATCCCTGAGCCGCGTGCTGCCTCGTGAACAGTCGCCTGCTGCACGTGCGCAAGAGGCCCAATCTTTGGAGACTTGACGAACATCGTGCCAACACGTTTCGTAACTCCATCGACCCGGGCCTCTGCCTTGATTCGCCTAAGCATGTCTCCCGCCTTCTCCGAAGAGATCTTGATAGGCACGATGCGCCCACCAATTTTGCGAAAGACAAACTTGGGCACGGCTTCTTAGTTGCCGTTCTCTACGGGGTAGCGCATCTTACCGGCGTCGTTGTTGATCGACTCCGACACGCGACCACGCTTGGCTTCGTCCACAGGGTTGTACACGCGCTGGTGGTTCTTTTCCGCGATCTCGGAATCAAGCTTGCGCCCGCCGCCTTTGTTCGCAGCGTCGTTATATTGTTCTTGTGCTTCTTTAGGACCGGCCATGGTGCTACCTCTCTTGGTTCGTGAGTTCACGGAGCTGCACATTCCAAGTAACGTACTTTTCCGTGACGTTGATCACTTGGTAAATCTTATCACCGATGGCGTATAAACGCTCAATGTTTGGTGCCGTCGAAGTGCCGTCAAGTTCGCTACGCGAAAACTTGTTTTTGGAGATGCTCTGAAGAACGATGTCCCCAGCCTTAATAGCGCCGCCCTCGCGCAAGCGCACATCCTGCGAAAAGTTCACGATTTTCGGCGTAGGCAGCAAGCGCTCAAAGGCCGTGCTGAAATACCCCTCGGGTGCGTTCGCCAGGGTGGTCTTGGCTTCGTCCTTGTACCAGGTGCGTGTGACGAAGCTCACCGGCTCGATGATCGCGCCGATCTGGTCCCTGATCGACAGGATGGTGTCGATCTGCGGGAGCAATGCCTTGATGATCCCGTCAGCCATCAGAGCGCCAGCCGAATGCTCGCGCCTGCACCGAGGTAGGGAACGTCCACGGCGTCAGCGATTTCTCGCGCAATTTTTTTCCGCTCCGAGCGCAGCATCTGAAGCTCCTGGAGGTTCATCTTGATGTCTTGAACTTCTTTAGCTACGAGGCGACCAGGAGCCTGGAACATCTGAGTCTCGATGGCCCAGATCTGGTTCAGGTAGCAGCGCACAAGCTCCTCAAGCTCCGGGGGCATCGAGTGCAGCCGGTCGTTGAGGATCTTGTTGTAAATGACCGACCCGGCCTGGATGGTCTTGCCACCATAGCCGAGCATCTGAACGATCTTGTTCTGCTCTTTAGGACTTAGAGCCACTGGACACCGCCGGGGCGGGCTTCGCAGGGGCAGCAGGCGCAGGAGCGGCCTGAGTGGCAGCGTGCTTCGCCTTGGCTTCTTTCTGGCGCTTGGTGCGGGCCTTAGCCTTGTTGGCCTCTTTATGGGCCTTCGAGGAGAAGTGACCGGCCGCGCGGCGACGAGAAAACATCATACCCATGAGAATACTCCAGATTCTAGAGGCGAGCTAAGCGTTGCCCAGCTCGCCTCCGAAAGGTGTTAGAGAGGGTACCACTCGATCAACACACCGGCCGAGGTCGGTACGCCCGTCCCGTGTCCGGTAAGTTGAACATTGAGCTGGGTGCCAGCCGGTACGTCTTCCTCGATGTTGACCGATGCATCCGACGACTCCAGGGGGTTCGTCAGGGTCATGGCCAACGCCGTGTTCGCCACAGCGGCCACGGCCGAGGTATTCACCGAGGCGTAGCTGTTGGGGGTCGCAGCGTTGTCTTGAAGAACGATCTTCAAGTAGTTGGTCGAACTCACAGCGATCCCAGCTTGGTCGATATACATGACGTTCTTGATCCGCGCGTGCTTGCGGAAATAGAGGCCAGGGTACACCACACCAGCGCTGAGTTCCGAGCTCGCCGCTTGCGTGGCGAGAGGGACGAAGTCGACGTTTACGTTCCGTTCATTAAGAGTCATGCTCATGGTCGTTTCTCCTTACGCCGACACTTGAACGCGCAGGAGCGCGGTCTTGAGGAACTGCGAGCTGATCGTCTGGTGGAAGCTGAGGCAGCCGTACCATTCGGTAGCAGCCACAACCCACTGACGGTGAAGCATGTCGTAGTCTTGTTCGACTTCCATGTCTTGCTTCACCATGAAGCCGTAGGCGTTGCGCTTGTGGATGAAAGCGTCGTACACGTTGCTGCTGTTGAGCTGGCCAGCTACGTTGAGAGGCATGTTGTCGTCCACGACGATCGCCATACCGTTCAAGCGACCCTCGAAGCCTTCGACCAAGAACATCGGGTCGAGAGCGTTCGCCACGAGGAAGCCAGCCGTGGTATCGGCAAGCATGTCCATGAGCTGGTGGGAGTGCATGAAGAGCACTTGGGCATCTTTGTGCTTATCGCCGAAAGCGATAATCTTGCCCTTGTTGAGGGTACGGATGTTCATGAAATCCGCTTGACTGTTGCTCGACGTATACCCGGTCGAGTACGCGCCGGAAGCAGAGAAGACGGTGAGAAGGTCAGCATCGATCTGCTCCGCAATTACGCGGCCGAGCTGCTCTTGACACTCCTGAAGGATGCGCTCGCGACGGGCAGCAGAGCTGTAGAACGCTTTTTTCGTCACGCCCACGGCTTTCGCCACCTCGCCCACGGTCACGGAAAAAGAGTTGTCCGTGAGCTGGTCGACTTGCAGACCTTCGTCTTCCGCAGGTTTCTCGGCAGCGCCGATCTTCTGGAAGTAAGGGAAGTTCTGGGTCAGGCCGGGTTCGGCAGTCAAGCTATCGTCACGCAGCGCGAACGCTCCGAACACGAGCTTGCGGTCGAAGTAGGCCATGATGTGGTCTTGCCACACTTTCGGCGCGAAACTAAAATCGGCTGCTACAGTTGCGGGCATCGAGAATCTCCTGGAAGCTTAAACCAGCTTCTTTTTAGCCTTCGCCTCAGCAACCAAAGCGTTGTAGAGATCCGGTTTCTTTTGGTACAGGTCGCTCTTTTCAGTGATGCTCATTGAACAAAACTTAGTTAGATTGACTGATCCGCCAGTATCCGGTTTGGGAGGAGGCTTCTTTCCGTCGCCTTTATTATCGTCATCCTCAACATTGGTATTGGCCGTTTTGCCGCCACCTTTGCATTCTTTGACGATCTCGGCCAGCTTCTCTTCCGGGAGTTCATCACCCTCGGCTAGTTCACCAACCGCTTCCTGAATCAAGAACTGAAAATATTTCAGCTTTGCTTTAGGAATCCCATGCTCTACCGCTGCTTCAAGTACCGCTGCGCGAGAGGCAAGTTGTTCATTTCCAGCCGACAACGACTTGATTTTTTCTTCGGGGTTGGGTTCTTCCTCAATCCCCGCAGCCTTCAAAATCGCTTTCTTCTGATCCTCCGACGCCTTCAGCTTGGATGCCAGATCCTTGCCTTTGGTTCGGTGGCTCGCTGCTTCTTTACGAAGCTTTGCGATGTGAGCCTGAGTCTTCGCGTCCAGCTTGGTTTCATCAACCACGTCTGGATCTGTTTCCTCAGCCTTCTTGGCATCGTAAGCCGCCTGGGCTTCCGTTACCTTAGCTTTCAGTTCTTCGTTCTCGGGATCTTTCTCAGCGTCAGCTTTGAGAGATTCCAGTGCCGCTAACAACTCTTCAAGAGTCATGCTTGCCTTTCGCATCTTGGATCAACCAAGAATGTTTAAGTCACAAGCATGAGGGAAGTTTGTTTACGGATCAAGCTTTAGGGAACGTACCTGGCAAAAATCCCGCGCCACGGGTCGAGCCCCACGCTTCTCTATACGGTACCAGGATGGCGCGATCGTTGGGACGATCAGGAGGAGCCATAAATACACGGGGTTTACCCGCCCAAGTGTATTCAAAAGACTCGTTGACTTCTGCCACCAGGCCGAGAGTGGCGGCGTAGGCCGAATCTTTTCCCGTGCGTGCGTCGAGCGGGTGCATGAGCGTCTTCTTGAGATCGGGCAGCGTATCGTCATCGACAAGTGCTTGCATTCCGTTCACCTTGCCGACGTTGTAGATATTGTGCAGTTCAGTACGCACTATGCGGTGGAGCTTCCACTCCTCCGCACTGAAGAAATTCGAGATCTTTCCCACCACTTCATCGTAGCTAGTTTCACCGATCGTGGCACCGAACAGCCCGTTGGTTATCTGGCCCATGAGATTGCGCCCATAGAGATCGAGGTTGGTCTTATACTTCGTGACAAGCAGGTTGCTCGTATCGTGCGCAACGACCGCAGCATTAAGGTTGATCGGTGTCACGGCACCAGTGAACTGCTTGTCGAATACGTTAAGCTCTTTTACTAGGTGGCGAACGCCATGCATCGCGGCCTGGTAAGCGCTGCTGACCATGTCTCCCTGGAGACTTTTGTTGATCGCGATGATCGCGCCGTTTACCTGAGCCAGGACGCCACGAAGATGGTGAGCAGTAAAGCTGCCACTAGGAGCACGGGAAAGCCGATCCAAAAGGCCAAGTCGAGCGTCTTTGTAGCTCTGCATGACGATCTTCGCTTGCTCATCTTCTAGCCTCAATACTTCCTTAACGTGGTTCTCGACCACGCCGGTTGAGTCTACCTCATCGTAAAACGACGGCATTTAGCCTTTCCACCAGCTAGCCTGAAACGGACGGCGCTTGTTGCTCATCCGAGCCATAGAGTTAGCGAGCACCCGTGCCAGAGAGCCCACAGGCAGGCGATGGTAGTAAGCACCATAAGTAGAAACCGCTGCGGCCGTACCCGCTGTAGCAATGGTCTTAGCATCTTCAGCCGCTGATCCTTTCTTCCCACTGTACGCCTCCTTGAGCTTCAAGAAGCCTGCGCCAAGGAGCGCGCCAGAAACTGCTGTACCAAATCCAAGCATCATGTTTCGGGATCGGAACATGCTGACCGCTTCTTTGCGCATCACAACGGCTTTGTCGACGAGCTTACGAGCATTGCTGATCGTCTTCACTTCATCAAAGCTCATTTGCCCAAGCTTCGCCGCGCTCAGCGTGCGCGTCCCGGCTTTGAAATCGAATCGCGACTTAGTATAGAATTGAGACGCTTTTTTAACAACTGAAGCAGTTGCCACACCAGTTGCTGCGCCGGTAGCTGCGCCAGCTCCAGCGAGGCCAACGCCTTGCGCTGCTTTCTTCTTGCGCTCCTGCGAGCTAAGACCTTGCGTGCGGATTGGGACCACTCGCCCATTGATCCTCCTAAAAGTTACAGCTTGGCCGCTCATGGTCTGCCGATCTGACTCAGAACAAAGAAGCCGAACACAGCCAAAGCGATCACGATACCAATTACTTGTAAGATGATCATTGCCCACCCCCTGAATCAAAAGTACCGAACGGTGAAGGCAGAGGCGGCTGCGCCGCGATCTTAGTCAGCTCCTCGTCCACGTTCTCGATGATGTTCGTATTGGAAGCAATCCACCTGGTGAGTGTTTCACGGCTCACCACCTCGGCTTGCGAAAGAAGCTGCGCAGATTGTGCCATGCTCGCGATGTCTTCCAACGTGGCCGGGAACAACGCGGGCCATTGCACCATGATGTCGAGCGACGACGGAAAGTAACCCGCTGGTGCTTGAATCGCGGTTTCAAGGCCACGCTCAGCCATCACGAGGCAAGTCAAACCAATCTTGATCACAAGCGCGGTTAACTCTACCTCGATCATGGCCCGCAGCTCATCAATCAGCTCAATCAAGGGCGCGTGCAGGATCTCCAGGGCTTTACCGGATTGGGCGTTTCCGCTCACCTTCTCAGGGTCATGGATCACGATGCGGATCACATCGAACATGAGCTTACGGCTTTCGTTGCGGCCTTCACGAGCCTGCTCAACGGCTTTCAGCTCTGTCTCTACGAACTCAGCCACGCCTTCCCGGCCAAGGTTCCAGATTCGTGAGGAAGACTTGACCAGCGTGTCCATCTCGTCTTGGTCCACGTTCTTCATCGTGAGTTGCGGGTCTTGTCCGTAACTTGTGGCCTGCGAGCTTTGCGAAAGCGAGTAGTTAATGTCATCGCAAAATTGGCGAACGCCCTCGTCACTGAACAAGCCTGCACCATCTGGATCAAATTTGTTTATACCAGTGCGCAGCCACTCGCCTTGAACCCAACCAAGATCATGATGCAGCTGGTTCACCACGGTGAACTGTGGCTCGACGTTCTCGCGGTACTCCGGCGTATCGTAGAGCGTGTCAGTCGTCTTGGTAAGGATCAGCCTGTACCATTTGCGCTTATAGTTGCCCTGCGCATCCTTGTCGTTCTGATCTTCGTAAATGTATTTTATTTCTACAGTATCGAGGTTCCCAGCAGCATCAAACTGCGGCCAACAAAACTTTGAGTTAGCCCATTCTATCTTTACTTGCCCACCAACGAGAG